GTCCGAAGAAGCATCTTCTTCGGTTTCTTCCTTCGGCTGGGTCTGCTCTACCCCGGTTTGTTTTGCATCCGCAAACTTTCCTGCATCCTTGAGCTTCACATAGCCGCCGTTCAGATAGTAATCATCGCCGCCATCCTCTGCTGCAATCAGATCCATATTCTCAAGCCGATGGATGTCGTTGGGTGACAGGAATCCGTTGGAAATGCCAGTGGCATAGCCATTCATTCGGCTTTGGTAATCCCCTCGGAGCAGCCCATCTACGTTAAACTTTGCAAAGTATTCATCCTGTTCTTCTGCCACCAGCAGATCTTTGCTGACTGCCTGTTCAAACCGCACCAGCCACGGGGTCAAGGTATGCACCACAAAGTCAATGGACTGATGTTCAATGTTGGAATAGGTGGCGTGTTCCAAGTCCTGTACCATGTGGGGCGGCACACGAAAAATACGGCATATCTCCTCCACCCCAAACTGCCTGGTAGAGAGAAACTGGCTATCCTCCGGCGGCAGAGAGATCGCTTTATACTGCATTCCCTCTTCCAGCACAGCCACTTTGTGTGCGTTGCCCGCGCCTCCATAAACAGCCGTCCAGTTATCCCGTATCTTTTGTGGGTCCTTAAGAACCCCTGGGTGCTCCAGCACACCACTAGGCTGTGCGCCGTTTTTGAAGAATGCAGCGCCGTACTTTTCTACCGCCAACGTAGTTCCAAGGCTGTTTTTCATCATGGCGATTGGAGAGAATCCTACCAGACCATTAAACCCTAAGCCCGGAATGTGAAAAATCTCATCAGCACGAAAATAGATGTCCTGGTTCTGCTCTCCCGGAACCTCGTCTGTGTATGCGTGATAAATATAATAGAGGTTTCCTGCCTCATCACGGTCCACCTCCATATTCTCTGGAAGCAGCGGGTATAGCCCCAATACTGTGTTTTTTCCGTCCCGAATGATTTGACAGTAAGCATTCCCCCACAGCAGAAGGTGGGTCATGAGCGTTTCTCGAAATGTGAAGCTGGTCATCTCTGCATTCGGCTGCCGGTACAAGATCTTATACAGCGGATGATCTACTGCCTTTTCTTTTCCATTCCCCACATAGCGATACAGGTGTAACGGCAGTCCTGCTACCGTTTCAGCCAGTAATCTCACGCAGGCATATACCGTAGAAATCTGCATTGCGGATTTCTCATCCACCCGTTCTCCTGATGTCGCCGTGCCAAAGAAAAAGGTCTGACCAGAATCACGGACATTATCCGTTATCTCTGGCAGACCTTCTGCTTCTTTTATTTCAGGTGCATCTCTGGGCTTTCCGAATCCCAGCCATTCAAACAGTCCCATTGGTTTTACCTCCGAAATATTTTGCTGTTCCCTTTATCATCCGTAATCGTCACAGCTGTTCCCGGCATAAACCAACACTTTTGAGATGCCCACACGGTTTCAAACGTGGTGTTCTCATTGCCCGAAACCGTGTAGGAACGATGCCGGTAACTAACACTGAAATATCTCTCCATCTTGTTTCCTCCTTTATATTAACCCCTAAAACACCAGCAGTCCATGGTCTGGGTCATCATACACACTGCCTTGCTGCCCTTGATTTCGGATACAGCGATCCAGCGCCATGATTGCTGCCACGATGCCGTCGATTTTCTCTGGGCTCTTTGCCTTGGTCGGTTTGATGTTTTCCGCTGGATCTTTCTCTACTACCACATTTCCCGCCATCCAAGCCATAATGGGATTGCCGCCATGAATGATTTTGCCTTCCATCAGGAGCTTGTAAAATTCCTTGGTCGGCGGAGACATATCTTTAAAACCTTGTCCAAAGGGCACGACCGTAAAGCCCATCCCTTCCAGATTCTGCGTCATCTGTACTGCTCCCCACCGGTCAAATGCAATCTCTAAAATGTGATACTGTTTTCCAAGATCCTCAATGAACTTCTCAATGAAGCCATAATGGATCACATTACCCTCAGTTGCCTGAAGGTAGCCCTGCTGATGCCACACATCATAGGGGACTGAAGCTCTACGCACCCGAATCGGGATGGTTTCTTCTGGGATCCAGAAATATGGGAGCATGATGTATTTCTCTGTTTCCTCTCTGGGCGGGAACATCAGCACAAAAGCGGTGATGTCTCCGGTACTGGAAAGATCCAGTCCACCATAACAGTCACGACCCTTAAGCGAATCCATATCAATCGGCTGGTTTCCCAGCTCATAAATGTGTTCCGGAATAAACCGTGTCAGGCTTGCCACCCACATATTAAGCCGAAGCTGCTTGAACACATTCTCCTCCGCCGGGTTATCCAATGCCTCTTGATACATATCCCGAACACGGTCAATCTGGATGGTCTGACCAAGAGAGGGATTGGCTTTGTACCAATTGGCTTCATCATGCCAATCCTCATCATCCGAAAGACCATAAACCACAGGATAAAAGGTGTGGTCAATTTTCCTGCCTGCCAAAATGTCCAGTGCTTTCATGTGCAGCTCATAGCAGATGCTTTCCTTGTCCGTTCCTGCCGTGGTAATCAGGAAGTACAGCGGTTGCTCTCTGGCATCACCGGAGCCTTTGGTCAGGACATCGTAAAGCTTTCGGTTTGGCTGGGCATGGACTTCATCCAGGACAAGCCCGGACACATTTAGTCCGTGTTTCGTTCCAACCTCTGCGGACAGCACCTGATAAAATCCAGCGTTGGCATAGTTGACGATACGTTTGGTTGCCGCCATGATTTTGCTTCGCTTCATCAGTGCCGGAGTCATCTGCACCATTTGATTTGCCACATCAAAAACGATGGAAGCCTGCTGACGGTCAGCGGCTGCGCCGTAGACCTCGGCAGAAGGCTCATTGTCGGCAAAGAGCAGATACAGAGCGATTGCTGCAGCAAGCTCAGATTTTCCGTTTTTCTTGCCAATCTCTACATAAGCAGTTCGGAACTGGCGGTTTCCATCCTCTTTCACGATTCCGAAGACATCCCTTACAATCTGCTCCTGCCACGGCAGAAGCCAGAACCGTTTGCCTGCCCATTTTCCCTTGGTGTGTCTTAAATTCTCAATAAAGATCACCGCCCGATCTGCCTTGGGCTTATCATAATGGGATGTATCCAGCATGAATCTGGACGGCTGGTAATTCTTTAGTTTTGGATAACCTTTTGGTCTTGTCTCTGCCATTAGCCGCCACCTCCCAAAAGCGCCTCCATCTCATCTGCAGAATCCTTCGCCCCATCGGAAGCAACGATACGGCTTCGGGATGCCGGGGTCAAACCGAACTGCTCAGCGAAGCGGTTCATGATCTTCAGATAGGTTTGCGCAATGGATACCTGCGGTACCTGCTGCCAGTATCCGGACGGAGTCTTTACAATCGTGCCATGCTGGGTGATAAACTCCTCAGCTTCTTTCCACCTTGCATATGCCTGACAGTAACCGGCGAATGCCGCCATGTCCACCTCGGTCAGGATGCCGATCTGCTCCATCTGTTTAGCAAGCCTGCGCCACTCCTTTTTAGCTTCCGGTTCCAGCCACTTCGGGCAGGACGGTGCCTTCTTTTCCGGTTTTGGTTCTTTTGCATTCAACGGTCGCTTACCCGGATTGCCTTCCAGCTCTTTGACCGCTGTCGGTGTCGGTTTTCTTCCTCTGGTTGCCATTGGCACCGCCTCCTCTCCTTAAAAATGGGTAAAAGAAAAGACCTCTGCGCTATGCAGAAGCCTTTTGTAATCTGTATGTGTATAGGACGCTGTTCTCTTACTGCATCCGGCCTATTGCCCATGCCATTGCATGACCGCCGTCTTCAAAGCTGCTTTCGGATTTCTCACAGAAGTTCAGGCGGCATTCACACTCGCAAAGCCCTGTCTCCTCAGCAGTTTCAATGAACTCATAGATGCCTGCGATGAAGCCGCCTTTCCAGTAGCGGTCTACCACCAGGACGTGTTCACCGAACTTAGCAACCATGCCATCCCCAGCAGTGACCTGCATTTCGAGCTGTTCTTGGGTGGTTGTGGTCTTGAATCTGTATTCGTTCTTTTCGCTTTTGAATGCTTTTTTCATAATCGTTACCCTCCGCCTTTTTTCATTCCGTGTTTTCCCTTTCGGCTACTGTATATTACCGTCATGCAGAGATAATAGCAAGGCCATTTGGAAACATATACTGCACGATTATTCGCCCGCAGTTTTGCATATATTATGGTACTTCTGCCACACTTTAAAGAACCGCTTTCTAAGCAAGGGCAAAAGAAAAGGCCTCCACATGGCGGTGAAAGTCTTTCCTGCTTCTTCTTATGATTTCTTCGTTTCCTTC